GTGAATTTTTTTGTGTGCGCACGGCGATAAACCCAAGCAAGATCATCACTGGGGGCAGTGGCGTGACCGTTCGTAAGCCTCTATCCGTTCGCAGGGCGCTCGACGCCGAGCTGCGCGCAATGCCGGAATCGGTGCGGGCAAGCACGATAGCCGCAGGCGCTCGCGTAGCAGCCTCCATCCTTGACGACGCTCCCGGCGCGCGAGACGCGGCGGCGCTACTAAAAGAGTTACGCGCCGCAATGGCCGAGCTGGACGCGATGACGAACAAGGCGCCGAAGGAGGATGACCCGATCGATGAGATCAGCAGGCGCCGCAGCACTCGGGTCGCATACCCCGCGATACCGGACCGTCCCTCAGGGTGCGGTCGACAGCTGGGGTCCTGAGGTAATCGACCTTGCGGATAGCGTCGGCATCGTGGCCGACGCGGGACAGCGTCAGGTCATTACGGACGCAATGGCGCTCGCCGAGGACGGCAATTGGCTGGCGTCCGAGGTTGGCGACATTGAGCCGAGGCAGAACGGCAAAGGCACCAAGCTCGAGATTCGCGCGCTTGGCGGCCTATTCCTCGTCAAAGAGCCGCTGATCATCTGGACTGCGCATGAGTTCAAGACGGCTCATGAGGGATTCCTGCGAATGCGCCACTACTTCGACAACTATGATCACCTGCGGAAGCGGGTTAAGGTCATTCGGTCGTCAACGCACGCCACTGAGATCGTACTAATGGGTGGTCAACGGCTAGCGTTCCTGGCTCGATCTGGCGGATCTGGTCGAGGTTTCGCCGGGGTTAGCCCGCTGTTCCTCGACGAGGCTTACGCGCTGACAGCTGAGCAGATGGCGGCAGTCATGTTCGCCACGTCGGCCCACCCGAATCCGCAGGTTTGGTATACGTCATCCGCCCCGCTGGTGGATTCCGACGTGCTGCGCGAGATTTGCGTGCGTGGCCGCCGAGGTTCGGCGACGCTGGTCTACTGTGAATGGTCGGCGTCCGGAAAGTATCGAGACCTTGAGAAGCTGGTCGCCGACAATAAAGCGTTAAGTGATGGCGCTGAACTGGTGGGCGCCGGTCGAGATTTGCGCGCTCAGCTGTTCGAGAGGGTCGCCGAGGCAAATCCGGCGTTCAATACCCGCATTCAGCCATCGTCGATCGTGCGAGAGATGGCGGCGACCGGCGTTGAGCAGTTTCTCCGCGAGCGGCTCGGGGTCTTCCGTGAGCTCGAGTCTGGCGCGGCCATCGACAATGTCGCGTGGAAAAACCTTGGCGACCCCGAGTCTCGTCGCGACGGTGGTGTCGCGCTGGCGGTGGACATCTCGCCAGAACGGGACTGGGCGGCGATTGGACTGTACGGGCACCGCGAGGATGGTCTCGGCCATCTGCAGCTGGTGCGCTACGAGGCCGGCACGAGCTGGATCGTCGGCGCGCTGATCGAACTGTGCGCCGCGTTGGACCCCATCGCGATCGCGATGGGCCGCGGAACGTACGCCTCGCTCAAGGATGCGCTGAAGAAGGCGGGATTTCTGCGGCCGGAGGAGCGGCCGCTGCAGCCAGTGCGCTTGGAGGGTCAGTCGACTCACCCGCCGCAGCGCGGGGACCTGGCGGTGCTGGCCGGAATGGATATGGCCGCGGCGTGCGGGCAGCTGATCAGCGCGGTGCGTGAGGGGACTGTCCGACATGTGCCGGCTGAACAGGTGACTGCCGCGGTGAAGGTGGCGAAGACCCGGTCGGTAGGCGACACGATCGCCTGGTCGCGTACCGACCGGGCGGTGGACATCACGGGCCTGGTCGCGCTGACCGAGGCACGTTGGGCGTATTACGCACGGGTCGACGAGATCGACGACTACGACCCGGCTGCGGACCTGTTCTGAAAGGGGCTTCGGTGGCGAAGACGACTGCGCGGTGGCGCCAGCGGGGCAGGGTCGTCGCGGATAGCGTGGCGACCTGGTCCGGGACTGCGGTTCGCCGCATCGGCGTGTCCGTGCCGGGTATCGGCGGGCCGCTGCTGGTGTCGGCTGGACTGTGGATGGCGTGGCGCCCTCTTGGCGTGATGTTCGCCGGTGCGGCACTGTGGGCCCTGGATAGGCGGGTCTGATGGGCATCTGGTCCCGCAAGAGCGGCTCGCCGCTCGTCAGGTCGGCGATGACGATGCCGCCGCCATACATCCACATGATGAACACCGGATACGCCCACATCGACGGGTCGCTGATCAGTAACGCGCAACAGTCGGTGGCGATCGATGCGGCCGCCGACCTGGTCGCCAGCATCTGTTCCGAACTGCCCATCGACTTCTACTCGGGCAAGGGGTCGGCGCGCCGGGATATATCGATGCCCGGCTACCTGGAGGACCCGTCCGGCGACGGATATGGCCTGGAGGACTGGATCTATCAGCTCGTCTACTCGTGGCTGTATCGCGGCAACGCCTACGGCGACGAACTCGAACGTAGCTCGAAGGGCTACCTCCAGCAGGTGGCGCTGCTGCACCCGGACCAGGTGTCCGGCCAGCTCATTGAGGGCGGCGTCAAGTGGTCGGTGAACGGTCGAGGCATCGCTCATATGATGCATCGCCGGGTGAATCCAGTCCCCGGCCAAATCCTGGGTCAGTCGCCTATCGAGAAGCACGCGAACACGGTCAGCGTGACGCTCGCTGCTTCTCGATTCGGTAAGGGATGGTTCGACGCTGACGCTCAACCTGTCGGCATCTTGCGCAACAGTCTCGCTGGCATCGACGACACGCAGGCGAAAACGGTCAAGAATCGCTTCATGGCCGCGATGCGCGGCAATCGTGAGCCGGTCGTAATGGGCCGCGGGTGGGAGTGGCAGACCCTGTCCGCCACTCCGGAAGAGTCGCAGTTCCTCGGCACCATGGGCTACAGCGAGGCGCAGTGCGCGCGGATCTTCGGTCCGGGCATAGCTGAGATCCTCGGCTACGAGACCGGCGGCGGCATGACCTATTCGAACGTTCAGGACCGCGACATCCAGCTTCTCAAGTACGCGGTCGGCCGATGGTTGCGCCGCGTCGAACGGGTGCTGTTCGACTTCCTGCCACGCCCGCAGTACGCGGTCATCAATCGCGACGCGCTGCTCGAGACCAACACGCTGGCCCGCTATCAAGCGCACGCCGCCGCACTCGGCGATAAGCCGTGGAAGAGCGTCAACGAGGTCCGCGAGTTGGAGAACGCGCCATTCGTCGCGGGTGGCGACGAAGTTGTGCCCGCACCGCCAGAGAATCCGTAGAAAGGGCTGCTACATCATGAGGTCAATGCGTGGCCTGTACGTGATCCGTGGCGGCGTCGGCATGCCGACTCTGTCGCCAGATCGTCGCGCCGCAGATGGCGCCAGCGCCACAAGTGGAACAGTCGATGAGGGGCTCGGCCGCCTCGTCGTGGACTTCTCACGGTTCGACAGCTGGTATGAGATCAACTCATTCTGGGAGGGCAGATTCCTTGAGCGAACCCGTCGTGGGGCGTTCAAGCGGACCCTTGACCAGCGCGGATCGCAGATCAAGGTGCTGTTCAACCACGGCATGGACCTCAACATCGGCGACAAGGTCCTCGGCGTGCCGGACGTGCTCGAGGAGCGGCCGGACTCGCCGCACCTGGAGGCGCCACTGCTGGACACGTCCTACAACCGGGACCTCGCGCCGGGTCTGCGCGCCGGCGCGTACGGGTCGAGCTTCATGTTCGAAGTGCTCGCCGAGGAATGGGTCAACGAGCCCGAAGCGTCGGACTACAACCCGGAGGGCCTGCCAGAGCGCACCATCACAGAGGTCAGACTTTTCGAGGCCGGGCCTGTCACATGGCCCGCGAATCCGGACTCGACTGCGTCACTGCGGTCCGGCATGGACTGGTACGCCACCTCCGTGGCAGAACGCGACCATGACCGTTACGCGGTAATGGCGCGGCAATTCGAAGCATTCAGGGCCCTCAACGGCATCCGCACCTCACCTGTCGGTGAGCCCGCGACTGTTGAGGCGCCCACCCCGACGGCCTCGGCACCCGGGAAGACCCCGGCCCGCCACGTCAAGGGCGCATCCGCGGCAGCACGAGCCCGCCGTTTGGCACTCAACGTGGTAGGGAGAGGCAGTAGTCATGGCAGCAATCATGGTGCGGATCGGTAACGACGAGCGGACCATCGAGCAGGTCGAGGGCCGGATCGACGACATCGACCGGGAAATGAACGAGATCCACCACGAGGCCGGCGACGGCGACCTCGACGACGAGCAGCAGCGGTCCTGGGACCAGCTCGACGGAGAGTCGTCCGAGCTGAAGGTGGCGCTGCGAAAAGCGCAGCGCCAGCAGCGCCTCGCGCAGTCCCGCGAGAAGTTCTCGAGTGTGCAGATCGGCACCCGCCGTGTCGACCCGTTCGACGGCGACGTGCGGATCATGCCCGAGCATGACGTGCTCGAGCGGTCCATGGCGCTGCTGGACAAGCGGGAGAACTCGGGGCACCTGCTGCCCGAGCAGAAGGAGAAGGTCGAGAAGATCCTGCGCACGCGGACGTCCGATCTGGACGGTGACCACGTGGCGCGACTCATCCTGGCCACCGAGAACCCGCACTACCGGTCGGCGTTCCAGAAAGTGGCCGCGTCGCAGCAGCCGGCCTTCACGACCGAGGAAGCGCGGGCGGTCGACCACGTGCGGATGGTCAAGCGCGCAGCGTCTCTGACCACCACCGCTGGCGGCTTCGCAGTCCCATCGTTCATCGACCCGACGATCATCCTGACGTCGCAGGGGTCGCCGAACGACATCCTGCGGCTCGCCCGGGTGGAGACCATCACCAACGACACATGGAGCGGCATCAGCTCGGCCGGTGTGTCGTGGCAGTTCTCATCGGAGGCCGGTACGACGGGCGACAACGCGGCGACCGTCGCCCAGCCAAGCATCACCGCGCGACGTGCGGACGGCTTCATCCCGTACTCGATCGAGATCGGGATGGACTGGCCCGGGTTCGCCGAGCAGATGTCGACCCTTCTTGGCGAAGGCTACGACGAGCTGCTCGCGCAGAAGCTGACCCTCGGTACGAACGGATCGAACGAGCCTGACGGCCTCATCGCATCTCTGGACGCCACGGCGTCCATCGAGCGTGAGCTCGCCACTGCTTCGACGCTCGTCGCGGCGGACATCTACGACCTGTGGGACGCGCTGCCCGCACGGTTCCGCCGCAACCGCGACCGGGTGGCGTTCATGTCATCCACGGACGTGCAGAACCAGATCCGTCAGCTCGGCACCGTTGACCCGAACTTCACGGTCAACATGACCGCCGAGGCGATCCCAATGCTGTTCGGTCGCCAGTACCCGATGAACGACTACATGCAGGACTTCCCGACCGGAACTGGCACTCAGGCGCTGCTCGCGGTCGGCGACTTCAGCGGCTATGTGGTGGCTCAGCGGGCCGGCATGACGGTCGAGTTCGTGCCGATGCTGTTCGACGTCACGAACAACCGGCCGACTGGCCAGCGCGGCTGGTTCGCATGGGCACGCGTCGGCGGCGGCGTCGTCAACTCGGCGGCATTCCGCCTGCTCGTCAACCGCAGCGCATAAGAAACGCCCTCGCCTGATCGTCGAGGGAATGGTGGGCCCGATCTCCTGGGGATCGGGCCCACCGCATACCCAGGGAGGATTGCAATGAAGTACGCGAAACAGTCCGGCATCACCCGCTATTCGGGCGGCACGATCGTGTTGCGAAAGAACATGTCGTTCGACGACGCCCACCCACTGGTGGCTGAGCGGCCAGACCTGTTCACCGAGGATGTCCCGCCGGCCGACATGCCGGCGCCGATGATCGAGCGAGCCACGCGCGGTCCTGGCGAGATTCGGAGCGCCGACTTCAGTGTCGACGGGCCGGCCCGTCGCGGCGCGAGGGCGAAGAAGGCGCAGCCGACTGATGACTGAGCCGGGTAACGGTCGGGTGCAGGTCGCGTATCTGCACCCGCACCACGTCTCGCACTCGTGGCACGAGTCGATGATGCGGCTCACCGCCTACGACGCTGCGAATGATGCACGCGTGGTGTCGACCGCCGGCCCGTACATGATCTCGTGCGACTCGGGCGGCCTGATCGACGCGCGCAATCAGGGCGTCTGCCAGTTCCTCGACGCGACCGATCATGAGTGGCTGTTCTGGATCGACACGGACATGGGGTTCCTGCCGGACACGATCGACCGACTGCTCGCCGCCGCCGACCCGGTCGAACGTCCAATGGTCGGCGCGTTGGCGTTCGGCCTGCGCGAGGTGGCGTACGACGGGTACGGAGGGCGTCGGGTCATGCCCGTGCCGACGCTGTATATGCCAGCGAAGGACACGGACGGGACGATCGGCTTCACGAACCGGTGGGAATACCCGGCTGACGCGTTGACGCAGGTAGCCGGGACTGGTGCCGCGTGCGTGCTGATTCACCGCGGCCTGCTTGAGCAGATGCGTGCCCAGTTCGGCGACGTCTGGTATGAGCCGGTGCGCTACGGCAATGGCCGGGCGATCAGTGAGGACCTGTCGTTCTGCGCGCGCGTCGGCCAGTTGGGCGTGCCGATCTTCGTGCATACGGGCGTGAAGACCACGCATCACAAGCAGTTCTGGGTGTCTGAGGATCAGTACACGCCGCCGGCATTCGCGGCCGCGCAGAAGTCGAACACGGAGGTCGGGCATGCTTCGGTCCCCGATTGACGTCGCTGCGTCGTGGGCGACGCTGATGGACGAGGCCGACTACGTCCAGCAGGTGCATGGCTTCGCGGCACAGAAGACGCGCGACGACCTGCGTCGATACGAGGCGGTCATCACGGCCTGCTCTCCCGAGGTGATCGTCGAGACTGGGACGCGCTATGGCGGATCGGCTCTGTGGTTCGCGAGCCACGGCGTCGACGTCATCACGGTTGACATCGACCTATCGACGTCGGCCTCGAACCGGTCGGGCCCGCAGGACGCGTTGCGTGAACGGATCACCTGGCTCGCCGGCGATTCGGTCGCCATGGTCGGCCGGGTCTCAGAACTGGTCGCTGGCCGCAGATGCGTGGTGTCGCTCGACTCTGACCACCACGCGGCGCACGTCGCGGCAGAGATCCGGGCATACGGCCCGCTGGTCACACCTGGCTGCTATCTGGTTGTCGAGGACGGTATCGCCGATCTGGTCTCTCCGGAAAGGGCGATCCGCATGGGCCGGCGAATCCCGGACGAGGGCGGCCCGCTAGTCGCGGTTGAGGCCGAGCTGGCGTGCGATCCACGGTGGACGCGAGACATGGCGATAGAGGGCATGACGCCGGTATCGCATCATCCAGCTGGGTGGTGGCGGCGAGTATGAGCATCAGCCCGGGCCACGACGGAAGCAAACTGCTCGTCATCGTTCCGTCTCGTGGCCGCCCAGGCTCGGTTTCGCGCATGGTCTGGGCATGGCGGCAGACCGGCGCTTACGCCGATGGCGCTCGCCTCGTCTTTGCCGTTGACGCCGACGATCCGACAGTCGACGCCTACCACTCGGCATGGCTGCCGAGTGACGGCGACCATCCGGCGGTGCAGTTCATCGTCCTTGGCGAGTGGCTGCCGATGGTCCACAAGCTCAATCGATGTGTCACCGCGACGGCGGAAATCGGCCCGAACTGGTCGGCGATCGCGTTTCTTGGCGACGACCACGTGCCACGCACGCCCGGCTGGGTGCGTGCGGTGCTGGACGCGTGCGCTGACGGGCCGGCGATCGTCTATGGGCGTGATGGCCTGCAGGATGAGCGGCTGCCGACATGGTGGGCGATGACGACGGACATCATCAAGACGCAAGGCCGAATAGTCCCCGCCGACGTCGAGCACCTCTACTGCGACAACGCCATCAAGGACCTGGGCGAAGCGTCGGGCTGCCTGCGCTATCTGCCGGGCGTGCTCATCGAGCACATGCATCCAGTCGCCGGTAAGGGTCGCGTCGATGCCGGATATTCGCGCGTCAACTCGCGAGAGCAGTACGACAAGGATCAAGAGTCATATCTGCGCTGGCGAAAGCGCGGAATGGCTCATGATGTGGCGCAGGTGCAGGCGCTCATGAATGGCGGTGACGACTGATGGCAAGCAATCTGTACGCAGCTCTCGCCGAGCTGCGTTCGGTGCGTCGCGTGGACGACACCGCCGACGACAGCACTTTGGAGACGAGGCTCGAAAGGGCATCGCGCGCGATCGACACGCGCTGCCTCGGCGATGGCGGTCACTTCTACGCAGACACGGTCGCGACCGCCCGGACCTACCGGATCGCTGGCCGGGTAACTCGCGGCGAGGATGGCGCACTACTTCTTGTGGACGACATCTCGTCAACGACCGGGCTAGTTGTCGAGGTCGGCAACGGCACGACCTGGACGACGATCATCGACTACTCCACTTCGCCGGACAACGCGATCGCTCGTGGACGTCCGATCACGGCACTGAGGCGCAACTACGGCTATTGGTCGCCGTATACCCATGCCCGGGTCACCGCGGCGTGGGGGTGGCCATCCGTGCCGTCGAACGTCGCCGAGGCGACCCTGCTGCTGGCGAACCGCAGGTTCATGCGCCGCGACTCTCCCGAAGGCGTGGCAGGCTGGTCCGACCAGGGGCCGTTCCGCGTCAGCCGGTTCGATTCGGACATCGAGGACCTGCTGGGGTCGTTCGCTCTCGCCGACGGGTTTGCCTGATGGACCTCGCCGAAGTGATGGATGAGGTAGCCGATCGACTGAGGCTGATCGACGGGCTGCGCGTCTTCGCCTACCCGCCGGACTCGCTCACGCCGCCGGCTGCGGTCGTGTCGTATCCGGACAGGTATGTCTATGACGCGACGTACGGCCGAGGCATGGACCGCATCGAGGCCCTACCGGTCGTCGTCGTTGTCGGCCGGCCGACCGACCGGACGGCACGCAACCAGCTGGCGGCATACGTCAACAGCGGCGGGGCGAAGGGCATCAAGACCGTCATCGAGTCCGGCACCTATTCGTCGTTCGACAGCGTGCGGGTGGCGGAAGTGGCGTTCGACCCGGCCTCCATCGCGGGCATCGAGTACATGGCGGCAGTGTTTACATTGGACATCGCAGGGCAAGGAGCCTGACATGGCGTTCACGCATGGCAAGGACACCGTTATCACGGTGGACGGCAGCGACATCAGCACCTATTGCAACACGTCGACGTTGGTACGTAAGCGCGACTCGCACGACGTGACAGGCTACGGCGCGAATGGATACGCGTACTCGAAAGGCCTCACGAACAGCACCTTCTCGTGCGGGGGCACCTACGACAACACCGCGGCCGGGCCGCACGATGTGATCGCGCCACTATGGGCGCTCGGCAATCTGGTCGAGATCGTGCGGCAACCGGAAGGCGCAGGCAGCGGCCTTCCGCAAGAGACGTTCGACGTCTTGATCACCGACTACGTCGAGACCAATCCGGTCGCCGACATGGTGTCGTGGTCAATGGAATGTCAGGTGTCCGGCGACATTACTCCGACGAACCAGTAAGGGGACTGCAATGGCTCTTAAGGCGAAACTGACCGCAGCCGTCGTGGCGACACTCACGAACCCGCTCGACCTCTCGACACCCACTGACGCGCTCAGCACGTCGCACGTCATCTCGCTCACGTCGGGCACCGGCGCCGGGCAGGGCGACATGATGTGGCACGACACGCGCACTCTCGCCGCGTCGGCGACCGAGGATCTCGACCTCGCCGGGGTCCTCACGAACGCATTCGGCGCGACGCAGACGTTCGCCCGCGTGAAGGCGATCATCGTCACGGCGGCGACTGGCAACACCAACAACGTCAACGTGACCCGCCCGGCCGCGAACGGTGTGCCGCTGTTCCTGGCGGCCGGTGACGGTGTCGCGGTCCGTCCGGGCGGCGTGTTCATGCTCGCGGGCAGTGACGCTACCGCCGTCGCGGTTACGGCCGGCACGGGCGACCTACTCACCATCACCAACTCGGCGGGCACTACCGGCGTCACCTATGACGTGATCGTGATCGGGGCGAGCGCGTGACAACCGTCGAGGACCTGATCGGCACGGACGACAGTCCCCGATACTCGACTGTGTCGGGATTCCCCGAGGCCACCGTGGACGTCTCGGGCGTGGGGCCCGTGCGTGTCCGCGGACTCAGCCGACTCGAGGTGCTGCACATCCAGTCGGCCACCAACCCGGCTATCGCGGAACGGCGTGTCATCGCGGCCGGCATGGTCGAGCCGGCAATGACGGAACGGCAGGCCGGCGAATGGCAGAAGCGGTCGGTGGCCGGCGAACTCGAGCCGGTGACCGAGGCGATCGGGGAGCTGTCCGGGATTGCGGGGCGCGCCGACAAGGCGGCCTACAAAAGCGTTTCTGGATGATCCGCAGCTAGAGCTCGAGTTCTTCGTCGCCGAGAAGCTGCACATGACCGTGGCCCGCCTGCGCACCGAGATGAGCAACGACGAGTTCGTGCGGTGGTCGGTCTACTACGCCCGTCGCGCGCAGGCGCGAGAGTTGGCGAGTAAGAGGGGAGGGTGACATGGCTTATACGATGGGCATCGACGGGCTGGCCGACTTCTCCCGCAACCTCAAGAAGATCGACTCGGAGCTGCCGAAGGCATTGAGGGTAGCGCTCAACGCCGCCGCCGAACTGGTCATCGACGGAGCCAGACCGAAGGTCCCGACCCGGTCGGGCGCGGCGCGGGCAAGCCTGAAGGCCAAGTCGACGCGTACGGAAGTGCGGGTGGCGGCTGGGTCGAAACGGGCCCCGTACTTTCCATTCTTGGACTTCGGTGGCCGTGTTGGCCGCAAGAAGTCGGTCAAGCGGCCGTTCTTAAAGGATGGCCGCTACCTGTATCCGACCTATCACGCACTCAAGCAGTCTGGTGAGTTCGAGGCGACTCTCAATCGCGCGCTGGTCTCCGTGGCGCGGCGCGCCGGAATCGAGGTGACCTGATGGCAGGCAACGCCGTTACGCTCACGTTCGCGGGCGACGCGACCCAGCTGCAGAAGGCCATGGACGGCGTCGGCCAGGCGTCAGCGCAGCTGGCCGGGAAGGTCGAAACGTCCGGCAAGAAAATGGGCGGTGGCCTCGATCGGGTGTCGTTCGCCGCCGGCGCACTGGTCGGCGGGATGATGAACGTTGGCGACGCCATCCAGGGTGTTGTCGACTTTTCGAAGCTCGGCGCAACCCAGTCGATGCGGCTCGCTCGCGCGCAGGTCGACGTCGAGCAGGCGGTTGCCGACGTCGACCAGGCGTTGGGTGACGCCCAACAGGCGCAAGAGGACTACAACCAGGCGGTCCTCGACGGGCAGCAGGCCGCTCTCGACTATCGGCAAGCCGAACGTGACCGGGCCCAGGCGCTGCTGGACATCGAGCAATCCAACATCGACGCGGTCACCGCACAAGCCGACTATTCGACGGCCGTCAAAGAGCACGGCAAGACCAGTGTTGAGGCGCGGCAGGCAGCGCTCGACCTTAAGCAGGCGCAGGAGGACCTGAGGCAGGCGAACGAGGATCTGGCGCAGTCGGCGCTTGATGGGGCGCAAGCCACCGCCGACGAGCGGCAGGCGCATCTTGATGGGGCGCAAGCCACGCGAGATGGCACGCAGGCCACGATCGACGCTAAGGGCGCACATCTCGACCTGGTCGAGTCGCAGCAGGCGGCGAAGGAGCCGACCTGGATAGCGCAGACAACCGAGGCGCTGCAACTGTTGGCGCCGGCACTGTTCATCGCGACCGCGGCGACTACGGCACTGTCCGGCGCCAACTTCGCGGCTGCCGGGTCGTGGATCGCGTCGAAGGCTGCGATTGTCGGGTCGACGGTAGCAACGATCGCGTCAACTGTGGCGCAGGGTGCGGCGAAGATCGCGACAGTCACGTGGACGGCGGTGCAGTGGCTGTTGAACGCTGCGCTGTGGGCCAACCCGGTCGGGTTGATCGTGGCCGGCGTACTGCTGCTGATCGGCGTGATCGTGCTGATCGCGACGAAGACGACCTGGTTCCAGACCGCCTGGTCGGTTGCGTGGGGAGCTATTAAAACTGCCGCTCTGGCAGTGTGGGACTGGCTCAAAGGCTTGCCAGACAAGCTCGGCCGCGTGTTCGGGTCGATCGCCGGGTTCATCAGTCGGCCATTCAAAGCGGCGTTCAACACTGTGTCCGACGCCTGGAACAACACGGTCGGATCACTGTCGTGGACGGTGCCTTCGTGGGTGCCCGGGATTGGTGGCGCGTCAATATCGGCGCCCCGCCTGCCGCACTTCCACGCGGGCGGTCGGGTCCCCGGCGCGCCCGGCGAAGAGGTCATGGCGGTCCTGCAGGCCGGCGAGAAGGTGTCCGCAGCAGGGACGTCTGGTGGCGGCGGCGTCCTGCGGATCGACTCGGCCGGCAACCGTGTGGACGAGGCGCTGCTGTGGCTGCTGCGTAAGGCGATCGCCTCGAAAGGCGGCAACGTGCAAGCAGTGCTCGGGACCGCGTGATGGCGTTCCCTCTGGACGTGCGGGTGCGTCTCGCGCTCGGCGCTGACCGGTCGGCCGCGCCCGGAACGTGGACGTGGACCGACGTGACCGCCTACGTCTTCCACTCGGGTCGCATTCAGATCCAACGAGGCCGCCGCGGCGGAACCAAATCGTCTGATCCAGCAAGCCTGCAGTTCGCCGCCGACAACCGTGACGGCCGCTGGTCGACGCGCAATCCGTCCGGCGCCTGGTATGGCCAGATTCGCAAGGGCACGCCGGTGACGGTCGAGATCCTCGAAGGTGCCATCTGGTATCCGCGTTACTGCGGCTTCGTCGCGGACCTGCCGCCACGTTGGGACCTGTCGGGCAACTATCGTTACGCGCCGATTGTGGCGTACGGCCTGCTGCGTGGTCTGGGCCGCCCGGGCGCACCGGCACGGTCAGCGCTACGCCGGTCGATCCTGTCTCCGGCCGCGACGGCCATGCCGATCGCGTACTGGCCGTGTGAGGACGGTGCGGCCGCGACGCAGGTGGCGTCCATGATCGATGGCGCTGTCGCCGGGGTGGTGCGCAATGTGCCGCTGGCGACGTTCGCCGCTGACGGTCCGGCCGGGTCGACTGGTGCGATCTCCGGCCAGACACCGATTCCGGCGGCGGCCACCAATCCGACACCTGGCGTGATCTCGCTGCCGATCCCGGATCACACGGTCTCCGATGTGGAGACTCTGACGTTCTGGCACCGGTCCGATCCGTGGCCGGAGGCGCCGTCGACGGGCGTCCAGGCCACTGTCGCGCACCGGCTTCGGTTCCACGGTGTCTCGGGCATCGGCTACTGCGACATTCAGATGGTCAGCTACGACGCCGCGACGTTCCCGTCCGGCACCGTGATCGGCTACTGGGTCCAGTTCTTTGACCACGCCGGCGCGTTCGTCGACGAGCTCTACACCGGCACCGCGCATCCGACATGGGATCCGTGCGACGGCCAGTGGCACGAGGTGCGGCTCACGCTGGAGCAGACGTCACTCGGGCCCGTCGTACTGCTCGCCACGCTCTATGTGGACGGCGTGCAGGGCGACCAGATCGCCATGGTCCAGGTTCTGACGCCCATCCGCGAGCTGATCGTCGGATCGACCGGCTACTACCAGACATCGGCCAACGCCTACGTCTCGCCGTACCGCGCGCCGTTCAGCATCGCGCACGTCAGCTTCGCAACCAGTGACCCGGGCAGCTACTACGACGCTGGCATCGGCTACCTCGGCGAGGAGGCGCACACCCGATTCTTGCGCCTGTGCGCCGAAGATGGGGTCACTGCCACCTGCACCGCGACGAGTTCGACCGCCTGCGGCCAGCAGGCGGCGAAAGCGCTGGTAGAGCTGCTGCGTGAGCTGGAAGCGGCGGACGTCGGGTTGCTCTATGAGGATCTGGACTTCGGGCTGACCTACCAGGCGCACTCGCAGCGCACCAATCAGACTGTGGCGCTCGCGCTCACCTACACCACGGCCGGGCACGTCGCACCGCCACTGGAGCCGACGGACGACGACTCGACCGTGCGCAACGACGTCGAGGTCACGCGCGAAGGCGGCGGAACGGCGCGCATCACCGAGTCGAGCGCCAGCGTCGAGTTCTCCACGGTCAACATCGGCACCGCCGGCTATCAGACGCCGCTGAGCCTCGGCGCCGACTCGCAGGCGCGTCACGCCGCCGGATGGATCGTCCGCGAGGGGACCTGGCCGGGCTATCGATTCTCCTCACTGAGCCTGAATCTCGCGGCCGCGCCGGCGCTCATCCCGACGTGGCTGGCGTGCGACCTCGGCTACCGGCTCACCATCGCGTCGCCACCGGACGACATCGGACCCGACATCATCGACCAGCTCGTCGACGGCTATGCCGAGATGCTCGGCTTCTACGACTGGGACGTCGTCCAGTCGTGCTCGCCGTACGGGCCGCTCATCGTCGGCGTGCTCGCCGACACCTCTGGCGACACCTCGGACTATCTGGGTCGGCTCGACGGCGACGGCTTCACTCTGCGCACGTCGATCAACGCCGCGGTCACCTCGATCGACGTCGACCCGGCCGGCACCTATCTGACCCTGGCCGCCGACGACGTGGACCCCGACATTCGCATTCGCCTCGGCGGCGAGGTCATGGCCGTGTCCGCGATCTCCACCGGCGGCGGCTACCAGACCCTCACCGTGACGCGCGGCACCAACGGCTTCTCCGGAGCGCACACGGCCGGTGACCCGGTCGAGCTCGTCGACGCCTTCGCATTGGACTATTAGGAGAGATCGTGGCACTGACCACATTGCCCGTGGCAGGCGCGAAGTTGCGCGCCTCAGTCCTGGAGTCCCTCATCACCGAGCTGCGGCCGATCACCGCGAGGATGAGTTCTGATCAGGCACTCAACGGGTCGTCGACAGTGCTGCAGGATGTGACTGCGCTTGTCGTCGCGGTCGGCGCGAACGCCACATACGACGGATACCTGTGGGTCGCATGGAAGCTCGCGACCGGGACGGCCGAGGACATCAAGTTCTCACTGTCGTTTCCGGCCTCGTCGGTCTGCCACTTCGGCGGCGGTAACGGTCCCGACGCGGCGCTCGGTGCGGCGACCGCGGTCGGCTCGACTGAGCACATCGCACGCATGTCGATCACGTCCGGGTCGACGGTCATCAGCCTCGGCGCGTCCACTGCCGTCACCGGCGCGTGGCTGCCGATCACGCTCATCACCGCCGGGACGGCGGGCAATCTGCAGGTCAAGGCCGCGCAGAATACGTCCGGAGCGAACATCGTGACCATCCAGTCCGGATCCAAACTCATCCTGCAGAGGACCGCATGAAACGCGCCACCACCACTCTCGTCGTGCTCGTACTGACTCTGGTCGGGTCGCTGGTCGCTGATTGGCGTCTCACGCCACTTTCAGCGGCCGCCGCCGTGTCGTCGCCGGTGTTGTTCGTCGCGGCGCACCCGGATGATGAGACGCTCGCGATGGGTGTGGCGATCGCTGAGCATGTCGCGGCCGGGCAGGACGTGCACATCTTGTGGCTCACCGATGGCGAAGCGTCGAGCGCGCTCGCCGCGTTGAACGGTGCGGCCACGTCCGCGTGGTGGCCGGTGCGGCACGACCCGACCGGTGAGGGATACCTGCCGTTGACGGCCGCGACCATGTCGGCGGCGAGGGTGCGTGAGGCTTCGACCGCGGTGGCGTGCCTGTCGGCTGGGATGGCCGGCAGTCTGACTGTGCATCGTGCGCATCTGCCGGATGGTGGGGTGACCGCGGGCGCGGCCTCGGCGGCGATCCTCACAGTCGCGGACACCATCGCGCCGAACTCGCCGGTGCGGCTGAAGACCCACACGTGGCGGTCCGACCTGGACGGCCACCCCGACCATCTCGCGGCCGGCCAGGCGGTGCTCGCCCTGGGCGCCGCTGATCCGGTGCGGTTCGGCGACAGGCGCTACTACCTGCTGCCCCGCTCGACGGTTCCGGCCGGCATCACCACCGACAGCCCGACCGACGCGGCGATTCGCAACCGTGTCCTCAATGGCCTGCGCTCCTACGAGGCGTGGCAGCCCGCGGTCGGCGCGTACGCGGTTGGCGGCCACAGTGTTGGCACCACCTATATCGCGACGCTGCGGGCCACGGTCCGCAGCCTCTACCACGCCTGAGGAGGCGAGCATGGCCACCTGGTATCTCAACCGCGCGCTGTCTGGCTTCCGCGCGGCGGTCAATGCCGCCTACCCGGGCCGCGACAAGACGAGCGACGGGACGATCGGCGACGCCGCACACCAGGCCGGCGCGTCGGATCACAACCCTGACGCGGACGGCAGCGTTGACGCCTGGGACATGGACGTCGACCTACGAAGTGGTCGAGACGCTGCGGCGATTGAGGCGCTGAAGCGCGTCTTCGAGGCGCACGAGTCGTCGCTGTATTGGATCCACGGCAGGCAGATCGCGAGCCGCGACACCGGGTGGAAGCGAACGGCCTACTCCGGGCCGTCGCCTCACACCGAGCACGTGCACTGGAATACGAGATCATCACATGAGACGAGCACGGCCGCCTGGCCGCTGGAGGACACCATGACCCCTGACCAATTCCTCGCGGCACTGAAGGACCCTCGGGTCGCGGCGCAGTTGCGCGCCCTGCCTTGGCAATATCCAGTCACGCCGCAGTTGTCGATGCTCAACGCGTTGGCCGGGCCCACCGGCCTGATCGCGCAGACCGCACAACTGTCCGGTCAGGTGGCGGGCCTGGCGTCGCTGGTGCAGGAGCTCGCAGCGCAGCCGGCGACGCAGCTCACCCCGGAGCAGCTGGCTGAGCTCGCGTCCCGAGTCGAGGCCGCAGCCCGCGCTGGCGCGACCGAGCTCGGCGACCGGCTCGCATCGGCCGCCCGTGCGGAAGCCGACGCGCTGGACGGGACGCCAGGGTCGTGAGTGCCGAAGATATGACCAACGGCGAGATTGCCCGCCGCCTGGAGGACGTCATTCGGGAGATGCGGTCGTTCATCGACCGCGCTGTCCTGCGTGAGGTGTACGAGGTGCAGCAGAAGTCGTTGGATTCGCGGGTGACCGCGATCGAACGGGAGCGGCAGACCAGCCGGAAAATGATCTACAGCCTGGCCGGGACGGTGGCCGCATCGGTGGTCGCACAGGTGCTGATAGCGCTTCTGAACAGGTAGGAGGATCCGATGTGGACCAAGCGTTTCTGGATGGACGCCGTTGAGCGTGCGCTCAAGACGTGCGCACAGGTGGTGCTCGCGACTGGCGTGATCGGGGTGGACCTGCGTGTGGTCGCGGCTAGTGCCGCCGTGGCTGGCGTGGTGTCGGTCCTGTCGTCGGTTGCGTCGACTGCGGTGGGTGATTCTGGTTCGCCGTCGCTGGTGACGCCGGCTTTGTCACCGCCGCCTCGTCTGCCGATCGCACCGGTGCGACTGCCGGCTGAGGTGGTCCGGGATAGGCAGGCTGGCGACGTAATCTGACATGCCTGTCGACCCGGGCGAGTGCTTCTGCCCGTCCCACACGGAGCTGGCGTACGCGTTGGCCGCGCGGATTGACGGCGACCTGGGACGACTACCGGCGGCGCGGGCTGCGATTGCTGACGCTGTCGCGGCCGGCGTGCACGAGCATGTGTCGTTCGCCGCGCACATCGCGGCGGCGAAAATCCTCGCTGAGGCGAGCATGACGGCTGGCACCTACTACTTTGTGCGGACGTCGCTGGCGTTCATGCGTGGGTGTGGTCTCGGGTTCCGGTCGCCACCGTTCTCCTAACAACTACCACCGTTCTCCTAACTTTCCTCCTAACAGCAAGAGCCCCCGCGCGGCTACGGCCGGCGGGGGCTCTTGCTGTGTGGCACGAGGCCAAAGGGTAGGTGAGCTCCGGACGGACTCGCACCGCCGACCTCCCCGCCAGTGGCGGGTGCTCTATCTGCTGAGCTACGGGCTCCGACCGGTGCTCAGCCGGTCGACTTGGCTTGACCACTGTCTGAGCAGGACAGTGGTTGCCTTGCGGTGATGAGTCTACAACGGATCCCCGGCGCTGCGGTCCCACACCTCGGCCGACCCGCTATGATCCATGCGGGGTGTGAGCGGCAGCCCTTCGTGGTTGCCGCTCGGCACTGAGTCTGATCACCTCAGCTGTGACGCGTTGTGGCGCCACCCCGCCAACAGCTTCTCGGCCTACGGCCATCGCGCGTAACCCAATTGGTGCGCACAACAGCAGAGCCCCCGCACGGCATCACGCCTGGCGGGGGCTCTCTGCGTGTCTGGGTCAGGTGCGGCTCGCGAGGAGCTCTCCGAGCTGCGCGTGGAGCCGCTCCAGGTCGCCCCACGTGAGCTCGACCGAGGCCGCGCCGTCGGCGTCGCCGACCTCTAGGCGTCGACCAGCTGTGGTCGGCACGGACCAGTCGACGTACATGTCGTCGCGGCCATGGTGATCTCCTTGGGTGGTCGGTATGGTAGCGGCGGGTCGGGCTCATTACGGGTGAGCCCGACCCGACTGTCTCGTCAGGCCGCGAGTGCCGCTGCGCTGTCGTCCTCGACCATCCGGCGAGCCATGCTCACCAGCTGCTGCCGCATGGCCGCCGCCTCGTTGGTGCCGGCGTGCATGTTGAGCGCCCACGTGATGGTCTCCGCGTCCGCGCCGCTCCGGATGGCCGCGAGGATGATCTCTCCGCGCTGGGCGAGGAGGTCGGTGAGTTCGGCCTGCATCTCGGCTCGGAGGTCAGCCCCGAGGCCGGAGGCGATGAGGAAGGTTTCGATGCGGTTGACGTTGCGGGTGATCTGGATTGCCTTGTTGATGTATGTCGTCATGCCATAACTATAGCATGGCGCCATGCATGGCGGTAGGCATGAGGTCATACTTGCAGACAGTATCCACACGACGACTAGCGCCATGCATACCGACATGCCACCATGAGCGCATGACCACCGACCACATGGATCAGCTCACCCAACTCGGCCGACGCCACCAGCGCCTCCGAGCCGACCTCGACGCCATCCGACCCCAACTCGCCGACGCCATCCGCGCCGCAGCAGCAGCCGGCACACCGCAGGTCGACATCGTCCGCGCGACCGGCTACACCCGCGACCAGATCCGTCAGATCTGCCTGCCCGAGGATCGGCGGCGCAGTCGCAAGGCCAGCTGACCCCACATAACGCGAGGGACCCCGCAGGCCGAAGCCCCGGGGTCCCTTGCGTAAGGCGTCAGGCGGTAGCGCCAGTCGCCACCGCGTGCAGCTCGGTCATCGCGGCCAGGCGCCACCGGCGCACATCCACCGCATCTGGTACTTGCCAGATCATGTTGACACGCGACCATCGCGTGTCCGTGTTCCGGTCGTATCCGCTGACCGCAACAATGCGATCATGTAGTGCGTCGAGCACCCCGCCGGGCTCAGCGCCGTGCTCAACGGACCGTGGGTATCGGCGTGCAAGCCCAACCCCCCAGTCGAGTGCGCGACAATAATCATCGTAAGAAATTCCCCTACTGCGCAGCTCACGCAGTAGGTCGTCGCCGCGACCAATGGCCACCGCGTACATGACTGAGACGACGTGATGCCAGGTGTCCTTTGGGCTTTTCACGATGGCTATGGCTATGTCTGTCGCGATCATGGCCTTGGGGGTGCAAGGGCCCTCCACATGTCCTCCTCATGTCGTGCGCGCCCGATGCGCGCTAGTGGGGTGCCGGGTCGCGAGCCCGGTGTGGCCGTCAGCCACACCCCTGCCGTGCGTGTCAGATCTCGTCGGCCGGCGTCGCGCCGACCACGGTCAATGCCGCGAGCGCGGCGGGGGTCATGAGCCGCCAGGTGGCGTGGGTGCGGCCGAACGTGTCGCAGTCCTCGTACTCGAGGACGTCCGCACCGTTGATGGTGGCGCCGTCGTCGCCGACCGCCACGACCGCGTCATAGTCGAACCCGTCCTCGACCTCGACCACGGTGAGGTCTCTGAAGTCGAGGACGACCGTGTGGACGACGCCGCTGCGGTAGCTGTAGTTGGCTGCACTGTCCTCGTCGTCGGTGAGGCAGAGGCCGACGTGGAGCGTCAGGGTCTTGTCGGTGTTGCCGTGGTAGAGCTTCATCGTGGCCTCCTTGGTGCGGTTTCTCTTGCACCCCGAACACTACGCCACGATGGGGTAGCGTGCAACAGTTAAGCGGCATCCTGTCCGAAAGGACTACTCGCCGATGGTCGCGGCCTCAACGCGCGCACGATGCTGCCGGATCGCCTTGTCGAGCGCCTTCTCGGTCACGCCGAGCCTCTCGGCCACGACCGGCCTCGTCGACGACCTCGTCGCCTCATACACAGCAGCATCACCCGCAGCGGAGAGGATGCCACGCGCCCCGTCATTCAACGCGCGAAGAGACCTCGCGCGCTCGACCGGATCACGCTGCCGTGCGGCCGCCGCGATCCGCTTGCTCAGATCAAGTACGTCATCCATCCCGCCACCATACCCCACGGTAGCGTCACGCGCTACGCGGTGACCGTGCCCGCCGGGTCGATCGCGTCCGCATACTCGAGCAGCGCCCACGCCACCCGGCGCACATCAGCCGCAGCCGCCGGCGACGGGCGACGCATGCCGCACGCGATCTCCACGCGGGTCGCACCGTCCGTGATGACGACTGCGGGCACGCCGTCCTCGTCGACGGTCATCTCGGCGGTCAGGTCGCGAGCGCACAGCTGCGCGTGCGCCTCGTCCGGGTCGCGGTCCTCGACGTGCAGGACGCCGCCCGTCATGCCGCCACCGCCACACCAGCGACCGCCACGAACACCTGACGGCGCGACACCGCCTCACCCGCGTCGTTGAGCTGATAACCGTCTAGCCAGACCCACCCGTCATACGTCGGGCCGTGGTCCACAATCCGCGCCAAGCTCAACCGGATTGGCCGCACGAACTGCACGCTCGCCGCGCGGCCCAACGTCAGGACGGCGCCGGGTCGCAACTGCTGCTGTGACGTCATCTCGTCTCCCTCCAGCCGGCGGCACGGGCCATCGATACCAGCGTGCCGCCGGCGCCATGTGGAGTGCGCCCCGACCAGGGGACTACACCATTGGGGCGTCGCCACCTACCACGGCGACCCCAGTCGGGGCATGACCGGCGGACTCTCCAGTGTCAGCCAGAGGTAACCGCCGATGGGACTAACATAGGTGACGTACTTAATGAAGGCAAGCATGGTGATGACGTCGGAGGCGTGGCGTGGTGGAATCGGCAGGTCAGCCAGAGGAGAGCACCACCATGCCCATACCCATGTCATCAGTCCAGATAGCAGACGATCTTGCCGCGCGAATCCGCAGCGGCGAGTATCCGCCCGGCGAGCGCCTACCGTCCTACGCCGAACTCGCCGAGCTCTACGACGTGTCGGTGAGCACCGTGCAGCAGGTGCTCGTGCGCCTCAAGGAACGGGGCCTGGTCGTCGGCCTCCAAGGTCGCGGCACCTACGTCTCCGACCCGCCGGCGGGTTGACACCGCCGCCAGGATGAGTGGCATGACCCCAGACCTCGCCACCCTCATGCCGCAGCCGCCACGGTGTCAACGCCGATGGGCCACCGTCCTCAGCGCCGCGGCCGTCCTCGCCGTGGCCGGCGTCATCGTCGGATACCTCGGCATGGCGTCAGCCAGGCGGTTGGCCGACGACCGATCGGGCCCAACAGCGACACCGACCCCGCTGCCGCTGACCGTGCACGGAGAACTGATCTTCGGCAGCCTCGGCCCGAAATACCCAGTCGGCGCCATGTGCCGCGGCTACGGCGGCTTCAAAGACATCGGCGAGGGCGCGCCCGTCACAATCACTGACGCGTCCGGCAAGGTCGTCGGTGTAGGGACGCTGCCTAACGGCGTTGCCGAGGTGAGCCGCGACCTGCCGCAGGTGCAGGACTGCGTGATGCGCTTCGAGGTGGCCGGCGTTCCGCGCGGCGCCGGCCCGTACGGTGTGGAGGTCAGCCACCGTGGCGTGGTGCGCTTCGACGAGGCGAGCCTGGTCGGGATCGTCACGCTTACGCTCGACAAGTGAGTCTGTCAGGTAGCTGACACATCACCTCTCGCGGCGCAGATGGCGCAAGATCCGGCGTATCGATCATGACCGGCATGCCGGATCTTGCCTGCCATAGCGGCCACATCGCGGCGTTGAGCGCGCAACTTTAGACCTTACATCGTTGCGCGCGCAATGGTCCGTTCACCTTGCGGACATGATCCGCGTGACTGGTGCGCGCATATCTGCATATGCGGTTATCTGGTGGCTCATGCCACGGGAGGTAATCAGATGATCACTGCGCGCCATCTTCAGATCAGCGTGCTCGGCGCGTGCATCCTCGCCTGGGTCGGCCTCACCGCAGCGACGGGAGCCGCTGCTTTCGTGGGCGCCGTTGACCGCCTGCCGCTGCACTGGCTCATCCTCTCTGTCGGCGCGCTCGCCGCTCTCACGGTCGGGACGTGGGTCTCGTATGCGCTCAGTCAGCATCGCGCCGAGCTGGATCGATCACGCAAGGCCGCGATCAGAGGTGTGCTGGAACAGGTCGAGGAGAAGGACGGCCTGGCCTACGCGGACGGATATGTCGACGGCCTGGCGCGGGTGCCAGTCCCGCCGCAGCGCGTCACACGAATCGACGATCGGCGAAGGGATAAACGATCTTCGCCCCTACCAGGCCCCTAAAGATCATCAGGCCCGGACCGAAGTCCGGGCCTGACCTGCGTGTATGAAGATCGAACTACAGGGTGACTGAAGGGACTTGAACCCAAATAACCCTCCAGGCAGGGGCCTTGCAGACGCTTCTGACCAGGCAATTCTTAGTCATCCTTAGGCATTGTTAGGCGTTGTTAGTCGCCGTTGTCCCCTAACATGCCCCTAGATCGACTGCATTTCATCTGCCAACTCATCCTCCAGCTCGCCCGTACGGATGCCGCTGATCGCAGCCTCGATCGCGGCGAGAATGCCGGGGTCGGACTCCTCGCGCAGGTGGCCGTAGAGCTGATCGGTGACTGCGATCGACGAGTGGCCGAGCCGTCTCGATATAGCTGGCAGAGACAGGCCGTGCGCCGAAAAGAGGATGCCGGCCTGCGTGTGCCGCAGGTCGTGCACTCGCAGGCCCACAAGCCCGGCGTTGGCCACCCACTGAAGCCACCCGCGCCGGAAGTTGCGGGCGCGCACCTCGTGGCCCCGCGCGGTGGTGAACATCAGCTCGCCACTCCCCCGGCCGGCGACAAGCGGTGCGAGCATGACCGCCACCGACCTCGGCATCGACACGGTGCGCCGCGACCGCGCGCTCTTCGGATCGGTGAAGACGATCTCACCGGTGCTCAACTCGTGCAGGTGCTCGACCACCTGAACCCGTGGCGACGCGGCAAGCAGGTCGACACGGCCGACACGCAGGCCGACCGCCTCACCCCATCGCAGGCCGGTCGTCACGAGCAGCATCACCAGCGGCCGCCAGTAGGTCGGCGTCGCCGAGATCAGCCGACCGATCTCGGGGTCGGTGAGGCAGCGCATCTCGCGGTGCACGCGGCGAGGTAGGACCGTTGAGGCGCAAGGGTTCGCACGAACATACCGCCGCGCCACGGCGTGCTTCATGACGGTGAAGAGCAGGCCGTGACAGTTCGAGACCGTCTTCGGCGCGAGCGGCTTACGTGCGCGGCCGTCGAGCGGCGGGCCGGCGCCAGCCTCTAGGTCGGCGACCCACTGCTGCACGTCCAGGTCGACGAGCTGTACGTCGCCGAGCAGGCCGACGATGTGGTGCCGCACCCGGCCACCCTCGCTGTGCAGCGCGGTCGGCTTGAGCGCGTGCGAGTAGGTCGGCCACCACTCGTCGACGAGCTGCCGGACCGTCATCTGACCGCCGCGCGGGACGAGTTCGTCGCCGCGTATGCGATCGGCCATCCGCTGGATTCGCCACGCCTCGGCGGTGCCAAAGGTTGGAAAGCCTTCCGCAAGTGTGATCTTTTGCGTGCCGATCCGATCGCGAACGCGCCACTTCCGCCCGTTGAGCTCAACCCACATCGGCGGCCAGCTCGCCGGCGTCGCCGTCTGCGTCGCGGTCTTCGAGCATCCACCGCAGGTCGGCCATCCGGCGCTCGCGCTCCTCGCGGCGACGCTGCATCAGCCGCTCGATCATGCGCGCCTTGAGCGCTTCACTGACCTCGGATGCCATGATCAGGTCGATCTCTTCATCGCGGTCGAGCACGCCGAGGCCGGCGGCCGCCCGCAGAGCGTTGGCGCGACTGTCGCCGAGGGCGTCGGCCACCATGTAGACGCTCTCGATCGTGATACGCCCGGCGCCCTCGGCGATCCAGCGGAAGATGGTTGATCGAGCTATCCCGGCGTCGCGCGCCAATCGTGCAACCGACCAATCTGGGCGACTGGTCATATCTCGCAGATATGTGCTCCACGCATCCGTGCCAACTATCACGCAAATGACAATAGGCTCGGTAAGACGCGCTCGGAACGTCTCGGACCGTCTCATCCGTGCGACGCTCTCGTGGTCCCTTTTGCGCTGAATTGAGCGCACTACATGCGCTCGACCGTCCACCGTCGAACTACGCCGCTGTCCCATGCGTGAGACGGTAAGGCATAGACAACAAGCGTGTCCATTCGAGCCTTCATCGTGATCTCATCAAACAAAATCACTTCAGCACTTGCGACCGATCCATCGGACGGTCTATCGTTCGGCGCATGAGAGCGACCGATCCATCGGACGCATCGGCGCAGTCAGTGGACGCCGTTCGACTCCGCGTCACCGTCTACGACGCGCTCGCGTCAGCGCACGGATATCCGACCGTCGTCAGCCAGGCGGCCTGGCACGGGCTGAACAAGTCGTCGATGTCTCGCATCAAAAACGTCGCCGGCAACGTGTCCGGCGCAACCATGATGCGCATCGCGCGTGACTGCGGATGCCCAGTCGAGGCGATCTGGGAGCTGGTCGCATGACCAAGCCGCTGACCGTCGCGGAGCTCGCCGACTACCTCAGCGTCTCGGCCACCTGGGTCTACCGCCAGGTGGAAGCCGGAGCGATCCCGTTCACACGGCTTCCGTCGGCTGGCGCCACGCGCAAGCCAACCCGAATCCGCTTCACCTCCGACCAGGTCGAGCAGATCCTCCGCCTCGGAGAGCAGTCCGTCATCAACCCGTCGGTGGTCGACCTGGCCACCGAGCGCCGAAAGAGAGCAGCCGCATGACCGATCGGCCGGGGACTCCCCCGCCTGCCGGACCCGCCACACCACGCCCACCCGTCGGACCGAGAGGAGATGGGACCGCAATGACCTACCAGCCGATGCTCGAACCGGCCAACGCGAACGAGCTCGATGGGCTTCGTCGCGTGGACGCCGCCGGCGAATATTGGTCGGCGCGCGACCTGATGCCAGCACTCGGCTACGGCGGAGACTGGCGAAACTTCGTCGCCGCAATCGAGCGCGCAATGGACACCGCCGCCAATACTGGCGATGACCCGACTCGGGTTTTCGTTGCTGTCAACGAAAACCCCGGCGGCCAGGGCGGACGACCGCGAGTCAACTTCCGCCTCACTCGCTACGCGGCATACCTCGTCGCGATGAACGGCGACCCGCGCAAGCCGGAGATCGCAGCCGCACAACGCTACTTCGCGGTGAAGACTCGCGAAGCAGAGGTTTCGACACCGTCGCTCCCACGCAACTACGCCGAGGCGCTCCGCGAGCTCGCCGCCACCGTCGAAGAGGCGGACCGGGTCCGCGCCGAGCTCGAAGAGGCCGCGCCGAAAGCTGAATCGTGGGACGTCCTCGCCTCAGGTGACGGTGACTACTCGGTGGCCGACGCCGCGAAGATCCTCAGCCGCGAGCCGTCCATCGAGCTTGGCCGTGGCCGCCTGTTCGGTGTGCTCGCCGACCTCGGATGGATCTACCGGCAGACCGCCGACAGTCGTTGGCGCGCCTATCAGAGGGCCGTCGACCTCGGCCGCCTGTCCGAGCTGCCAGCCAGCCACTACAACCCGCGCACTGGCGAGCTGCAAATCGACCCGCCGCAGGTTCGGGTGACGGCCAAGGGTCTGCACGACCTTCGCCGCCGACTGCTCGGCAAAGACGCACAGCTCGCCACCATCTGACCGCCCTCCGAAAGGACGCCACCATGCAGGAAACCGAGAACCTCGCCAGCCTCGCCGAAGAGCCGGGACTGCCGCCGCTGCCCCAAACGGCGGACGGCCTCGCGGAGGCCACAGGCATGCCGGCCGGATTCTTCGGCGGCAAGTCGGGCCTGGGCGTAACTCACGTCCTCGCGCCCGACCTTCGCAGCGCGCTCATCGCGCTTGGATGGGCGCCGCCGGCGGTCGCGAGGTCCATGTGCGACGACGCGGACATGTTCCTGCGCCAGCTGGCGCACGCCGAGAAGACCATCGAGACCGCGTTCGAGGCCGGTGACGACGCCTTCGCCGCTGTCGCTCGCTACCGCCGCGCCACCTGAGACTCCGGGGTCGGCTAACCCCGCGTTGGTCACGCAACCGCCGGCCCCGGCCCAACCCGACCATCATCCACAAGGGGGCAACATGAAGATCGACCTGACCGGACAGTACGTCATCGTCCGCACCTACTCCGCTGGCGTGCATGCCGGCATCCTCGCCGACCGACCCAGCCGTCGCGAGGTCGTCCTCACCGACTCACGCCGCATCTGGCGCTGGATCGGCGCGGCATCTCTGTCGCAGCTCGCCGTCGACGGGCCGGGCACTCCAGGCGATTGCCGTTTCGCGATCGCGGTCAGCGTGATCGTGCTGACTGAGGCGATCGAGATCATTCCGTGCACGGCGGCTGCTGAGGCTGCGATTCGCGCGGTGCCGGAGTGGCGCGCATGACCTCCGGCGACGGCTTCGGCTTCGGCTTCGGCTCCGGCTACGGCGACGGCTCCGGCTACGGCGACGGCTTCGGCTCCGGCTACGGCTTCGGCGACGGCTCCGGCGACGGCGACGGCTTCGGCGACGGCTCCGGCGACGGCGACGGCTTCGGCTACGGCGACGGCTTCGGCTACGGCGACGGCTCCGGCGACGGCTTCGGCGAATAGCCAGACCACAAAGAAGGGTCCAGTCGACTCCCGCGACTGGACCCAAGTGACAGAAAGGTTGTGCCATCAATGTCAGAGCAGAAGGTATCACGAGGAGTCGGCGACATGATCGCCGCGATGCTCAGCCCGGATGACGCGAGTCTGCCGATCCCGGCTGCCGACGCCGAGGCTGAGCGACTGCGCGCCGCGATCACCGAGATCGAAGACGTCGCCGCGCTGCACCTCATCACCGGCACCACCTGGTGGCAGAAGCCACCCGCGCGTGGCGTCATCGACATGACCCCGAAGGGTCGACTGCACCTCACTCAGGTGCGCCGCGAGGTCATCGCCATCTACGACCGTGTCGACACCACCTACCGCAGCGCCGACTGGGCGCTGCTGACCGCAGCCGTCGAGCTGCAAGGACGACAGGTCGCGCCGTTGGTCGATCTGCTCGACGCGATCGGCGACAACCGCGCCGCGCTTGACCGGCTCATCACCGCGATCCGCATCACGACTGGCATGGAGGTGTCCGCATGACCACCACACTCATCGCCACGCCCGACCCTGTCGACCCGGACTCGCCCGCCGAGCAAGAGGTCGCACTGCGGCGGGCCGTCGACGACCTGGTGGCCGATGGGCTGCCGACCGTGGCGATCTCATATCGCTTCGACAACGCCGTGGTCTGCATCGCAGACGACGTCGAGACTGTCGAGCGTTGGGCCGAGCATTTCGGGACGCCGCAGCGGCTCGACGTGACCGTGGGGCACCGGAGGTACCGCCGACTGTGGCAGTGCCTCTCGACCGACATCGAGCTCCCGAGCGGCCATCTGCGCGTCGAGTACGTGTGCGACGTTGACCTCATCGGCGGGCCGGCGGCCGCGTTGACGGTGCTGTCATGACCGCGCCGCGCCTCACCGGCGACCAGCAGCTCCTCGCGTCGGCCGTCATCGCCTACGCCAACCGCGACCCGCTGCGCGACATGGACTGGCAGGGCTCGGTCGCCCGCGCACTGCTCCGCCTGGTCGCCAACTCCATCGACAAGGTCGCCGTCCGGGACGCACTCGCCCGGCCGTACTGCCCATGGTGCGGCGAGCTCGACGGCTGGTGCGTCGAGACCGGAGGGCCCGACCGCTGCGAAGACAACGGCGCCAAGGCCTCCGCCCGCGCGGGCATGGAGTCCGCACCCATCGTCTACATCGGAGGTTCTTACCGTGTCGCCGTTTGATCTTGCGCTCGACGTCACCGCGATCGGTACCGGCGCGATCGCCACCTTCCACGCGATCGGCACCGGCGCCTCGAATGCCATCCTGAAGCTGCGACTGCGTCGACTTCAGCGGCGGCTCGACGGCACCCAGGCCGAGCTCGCCGACCTGCGGGACACGACGTCCACGCTCGACCAGCACGCCGACGAGGCGATCACCGTCAGCCGGCCGGCGCCACGCCGTGGCACGCCGATGCCGCCACCACCGGCACGCGTGCCAAGCACCCACAGGCCATACGTGACGTCCACACCGGCGCCGGCTGCGAAACGCAAGCCGCCGCAGCACGCGGTCGCCACGGGCGAAATGAAGCCTGTGATCGGTGACGGTCTCCAGTCGTTCCATGACGCAGTCACTACCACCGGCGTCATGCCCGCCATCCTGGGCGGTGAGCTGCCGTCCGAGGACGCGGGCATCTACGACGTGCGCACCGGACGTCAGCTCGGCTGGGGTGACGTCGCATGACGCTCGAGATCCTGGGTGGCGTCATCGCCACAGCCGGCACTATCGTCGCCGCCATCTTCCTGCCGGATGGCGACCCGGTGCCACGCGCCATCGCCGAGCGGATCGTCGACGACCGCAGCTGGCGAGCCGACATGCTCCGCCAGGCGGCCCGCGACAGTCACGCCACCGCATCGTGGCGGCAGGTCACCGGCGAGCTCACACTCCACCCTGACGCCGACTGGATCCTGCCCGGTGAGATCGCAGTCATGGCCGCACTCGGCCGGCGTCTGCGTGAAGAGCGCCTCATCGCACGGGTCCACCGTGACCTGTTCGTGCCGGTCATCATCGGGCGCCCACCAGCGTCGGCGCTCGCCGCGTTCGAACGGCGCTACGTCTCGCGTGAGCACCTGGCGGTGGCCGCGTGAGCCGCTACACCGCGCCCATCGTGCGGGTCGAAACCGCCAAGGGCCATCACTACAAGGACGCCACCGGCCAGCGCGTACCCGGCGTCACCACCATCATCGGCGACGGCGTGCCCAAACCGGCACTCATCAACTGGGCGGCCAACGCCACCTCCGAATACGCGGTCGACCACTGGGACGAGCTCACCGAACTCGGCCCGGCACAACGCCTCAAGCGTCTGCAAGGCGCACGGTACGAGGCCAGGGACGCGGCCGCACGGCGCGGCACCGAAGTGCACGCGGCTGCTGAGAAGCTCATCGCCGGCGAAGCGGTCCAGGTCCCGGACGAGATCGCCGGCCACGTCGAGTCGTACGCCCGGTTCCTCGACGACTTCGAGGTCGAGCCGATCCACGTCGAGTTCTCCTGCGTCTCCTACCGGTGGGGTTACGCCGGCACGGCCGACCTGTGCGCATCCCTGGCCCTGCCCGGCAAAGGCAGGGTGCCGCTGCTCATGGACCTCAAGACCACACGCAGCGGCATCTTCGGCGAAGTCGCACTGCAGCTCGCCGCATACCGGTACGCCGACAAGTGGCTCGTCGACGGCGTCGAGATCGACCCGGTCGACGTGGCGCACTGCGCCGGCATCCACGTCCGTGGCGACGGCTACGACCTGATCCCCGTCGAAGCCGGTTCCGACCAGCACAAGGCGTTCCTCTACGCGCAGCGGGTCGGCATGTGGTCAGCGTCGTCACGCGACCTGGTCGGATCGCCCGTCGTCGCGCCAACCACCTCCACCTACCGCATCACACGGGAGACCTCATGAGCACCGACATCACACGCTACGACACCGCCGCGGTCGCACCGCACAACACGACCCGTGACGCGCTCCGCGGACTCAGCGACTGGGTGGCCGCCGCCGGACAAGCCGGCAGTCTTGTCGCGTCCATCATCGACACCCCATTCATTCCCGACGTCTACCGGCCGCGGGTCAGCGCGAACTCGACGCCCAAGCAGATCGAGGAGGCGCGGCAGGTCGCCATTGCCAACGCCACCGCGGCCGTCCTCCAAGGCACCGCGGTCGGCCTCGACCCGCTCACCTCGCTGCAACAGATCTTCATCATTCACGGCCGGCCCGGCATGTACGCCAAGGCGAAGGTCGCACTGCTCAAGTCTCACGGGCACGAGGTGTGGACCGAGGACCTTAACGACAGCCGTGCCGTCGTCTGCGGCCGCCGCGCCGGCGAGGAGCGCGTCGAGCGGGTCGTCATCACCATTGCCATGGCCAAACAGGCTGGCTGGACCAGCAACACCGCCTACGCCAAGACCCCGCAGGACATGCTGTGGGCTCGTGCCGCTGGTCGTGTCTGCGACCGGATCGCACCTGACCGACTGATGGGTATCTCGTCTGTTGAGGACATCGAGGACGAGGCGGTGCGTGCCACCGCTGAGGTCGGGCCCGCCGTGCGCACTGTCCGGCCGCGACGCGCCAAGGCTCAGTCGGCGCTGATCGAGGCCGCCGAAGAGCCGTCGCTCGACGACGAACCCGCCCCGGCGACCGTCGAGGCCGCCGTCGCCGAAGAGCCGTCGCTCGACGACGAACTGCTTGACGGACCGCGACTCATCACCGCGCCGCAGCAACGCAAGCTGCACGCGCTCCTGCGCGAGCGTGGCGTCACCGAACGGGACGCGGCGCTCGTCAAGATCGCCGGAATCATCGGTCGGGAAGTCGAGTCCACGAAGGATCTGACCATCGTCGAGGCGAGCCAGGTCATCGACCACTTCGCAACGCTGGCGCCGAGCAACTGGCCCGAGCCCACCGAGATCCCCAACCCCTGACCTCACTCCCATCCGGGTGAGGAGGTGGCCTGCGGTGCGACCACGACGCCGCAGGCCACCTTCGCCCGGGACCATCCTCTTTGGAGACAGCTATGACCACCCAGATCCCCGAGCCCGCCGACCGTACGCGTGTTGGATGGCTCTCCTCGTATTACGTCCTTGCTGAGGTATACGAGCGCGACGATTCCGAAGCGTCGGGTGCGCACTACGGCCCCGGTCAGGTGTGGTGGCGTTGCGGGGCTGATGAGGGCCCGGCCACGTGGGCGGAGGTTCTGAAGGCCACGCGCATGTGGGACGGCCCGTACCTGGTCACCCTCACCCCAATCGGCGGTGCGGCATGAGCGCCGCCATCTATGTGTGGCGCACCGCGTACAAGGCGCACCGCTGCGACGGCGCGACCCTGCGATGCTCCCGAATTATCAACGGCGGCGATCGCTACCGGGAGTGCAGCATCCCGCCCGGCGGCGCGGGCGGCTACACCGGCTGGGTCCAACTCCGGGCGTGCATGCGGTGCTCTGCCGTTTACTCCGGCCCCGCCGACCCGAAGGCGGTGGCCGCATGAGCGGCGAGTGGATGCTCATCATCGAGCAGCCTGCGCCGTGGCTCAACGCCAACGACCGCGTGCACTGGCGCACTCGCGCCAGATGGACGAAGGCGTGGCGTCACGCGGCATGGCATGCGGTGGCGAATCGTGACGTCAACCCGATTCCACTTCGCCTCGACCAGGTGCACATCATCGCCGAGCTCCGGTTCCGCGACCGCAGACGTCGCGACCCGGCCAACTGGGCGCCAACCGCCAAAGCGATCGTCGACGGACTCGTCGACTACGGCCTCATCGCCGACGACGACCACCGCCACGTCGTCGGACCAGACATGCGCATCGGTGAACCAGTCGCACGCAGCGCTCGGTGTGCGGTCGTGCTCACGATCGTCGAGCTGGAGGCGATCGCATGACCGGCCACGGTTGGCGAACGATCGCACTCGTCTGGGCGACTGTTGTCGCGATCGTTGGCGCCACACCTGTTGGCGCGCTCGCAACGAGCGGACAGTTGGTCGAGGCGATCATTGTCGGCGCAGCGGTCGCAATCAGTGTCGCAGCAACGATCGTTCGCGCCGTGTTCGGCCCATCGATCGCCTCGACTGCTCGCCTCGTCCTTTCGGGTTGCCGGGCGACCATAGGTGCGAGATCAACGATCGCTCGCCCAGGTGCCGTCGCAGCTCAGGGCGTCGCGTCCGAAATGCGGTGTGGCCAAACGGATGAGGCGCACGAACGAGCGCACTGGGCGCGCACGGGTGAGACGTCATGACCGCCAATCTCGACCTCGCCGAACAACAAGCGCGCACCGTCCAGTGCGTCACCTGCGCCGCACGCACCGGCCAGGCGTGCATCCGCGTCACACCAGTCGGACGCATCAAGTCGCGCCTCGCACACCCATTGCGGTACATCAGCGCGGGAGGTGAGTCCGCATGGGCGTGAAGCAACTGCTGCCCGTGGAGGCGGAACGCGAATACCGGGTCCGAGAGGTCGCCTGCGTGGTGTGCGACGCCGGCCCGGGAGAGGTCTGCACCTACGAGGTGCGCGGCGTTACGGGCCGCAGAGGGTGGGGCAACTATCCGTCCCACGTGGGCAGATACCGACGAGCGACCGAGCTCGGGCTCGTGCCGCCACTACCGGGACACGCGCGGCCATCCACCCGGTCCGCCGCGAGATGGCTGGGTGGCGGCGGTGATGAGCTCACACGAGAACGCTACCCACTCGGCGGCGTGCCCTACTCCGAGCGGCCGCGACTGGTGGACGGACGCGTCACGGCCAAGCGGCGACGCATCCTCACCGGGATGCTCAGCCATCACGAGCACCTGGAGGACGCACTGCACGCGGACCGGCAGGTGAGAGATGCGATCACCGCGTACCTAGTGCCGACCGCGTCGGCCCGACCCGCCCGGCCGATCGACCTTATCGACCAGTTGGGCGAGAACTACGACACGGACCTGTCCGATGACATCAACATCCCTGCGCCTACCCGCACGGGCGGCAGGCGTCGCGGGGACATCGCCCACGGCACGGACGGCGGAGCAGCGGCGCACCGACGCCGAGGGGAGGGCCCGTGCCATGCGTGCCAGGTCGCCAAAACAGCCGCCCAACTCGCCAGAAACCAGCGTCGCCGACACCGCGACAGCCAAGAAGACGAAAGGAGGAGCGCATGACGTTCCCACTACGCCCATATCAAGCGGAAGCCATTGAGGCGGTTCGCGCCGCGTACACAACGCGAAACATTCGGCGCCCTCTCGTCGTGCTACCCACAGGGGCGGGTAAGACCGTTGTGTTCAGCCACCTGGCGGCCCAACGGGCCCAGCACGGCCGCACTCTCATCATCGCCCACCGCGAGGAGCTGATCGCCCAGGCCGCCGCGAAGGTCGAGACCATCGGCGGCGGCCTGCGTGTCGGGATCGTCAAGGCTGAGCGCAACGAGCACGTGGACTCCGACGTAATCGTCGCGTCCATCCAGACGATCGCCCGGCCGCATCGGCTCGCACCGTTGCTCGGCACAATCGCCACCATCGTTGTCGACGAAGCGCATCACGCCGCCGCCGACACCTACCGGGCAGTCCTCGAACAGCTCGGCTCGTTCGAGGACAACGGCCCACTGACGGTCGGAGTGACCGCGACGCCATCCCGTGGCGATGGCGTCGGTCTGGACTGCGTGTGGCAGGAGATCGTCTACCAGCGCGGCATCTTCCAGATGATCGCCGAGGGCTACCTGGTTGACGTGTCCGGCATGGAGGTCGTCACCGACCTCGACTATGGGCGGCTGCGTACCCGTGGTGGCGACTACACCGACGGCAGTCTCGGCCAGGAGATGGACCGCTCGGGCGTGCTCGAAGCGGCCGCGCTCGGCTACGTCAAATACGCCCGGGACCGGCGAGGGGTGGCGTTCACGCCGACGATCGACACGGCGCACCAGCTGGCCGGATACCTGCGCGCCAACGCCATCACCGCCGAGCCGCTGTCAGGACAAACGCCCGCCGACGAGCGTCGTGCCATTCTGCGGCGCCTGTCCTCCGGCGACACTCAGGTCGTCACGAACTGCGCGGTCCTCACGGAGGGATTCGACGAGCCCGCCCTGTCGTGCGCCCTGATCGCGCGTCCCACCAAGAATGCCGGCCTGTTCACCCAAATGGCTGGGCGGGTGCTCCGGCCACACCCCACCAAACAGGACGCGCTCCTCCTCACCCTGTTCGGGCAACCCGACACCGGTCTCGCCAGCCTCGCCGACCTGACCGGCCTTGACCCCACCAAGGTCGCCAAAGTGAAGGCCGGCGAAAGCCTCAGTGAGGCGGTCGCCCGAGAGGAAGAAGAGCGCGGGCGGGAGCTCAACGGGCGGCGTGTCGCCAGCATCGTCACCGGCAAGCAGATCGATCTGTTCCACCGGTCCAAGCTGCAGTGGATACCGTCCGGTGACGTGTTCGTCCTCCCGTGTGGGCAGACGAGCGTGTGCCTCACCTCGACCGGCAGAACGAACGTCGCGGGCGAGCCATTGTGGGACGTTGTCGAAGCGGGGAAAGACACCGCAAACGTCATCTCACCGGGATTGGCCCTCGACTGGGCGCAAGGCGTTGGCGAGGAGTACGCCCGCGCGCATGGCGCGAACATCGCCCGGTCGGACGCCAGATGGCGCCGTACCGATCCGACAGACGCACAGGTCAAACAGCTACGCAAGCTGCGCATCCCCATCCCGAAAACAAAGGGTGAGGCGTCAGACGCACTGTCAGCAGCGTTCGCCGCCCGGGACCTGCAGAGGATGGCGCGCGCACGATGAACGTCGCATACGACCTGGTCCTCAACGCGCTCAATGACGCGGGCAAGAAGATCGAGCCAGCCGCGAACGGAGCGAAAGCCCAATGCCCGGCACACGAGGACCGCAACCCGTCGCTCAGCATCACCAAAGGCACTGGGCGGGTACTGGCCTACTGCCACGCTGGGTGTGACACCAATGACGTCCTGGCCGAGCTGGGCCTATCGCCAGCTGACATGTTCGACGAGAAGTCGGAAAAATATCGGTACGACGACGGGCGGGAGGTGCTGCGCACATACGAGGGAGGGCGGAAGCATTTCGTCCAGGCGGGCAACCGAGCCGCTACGCCCACCCTGTTCGGATTGGCGAAGGTCGTCGAAGCGGTCGCGGCCGGGAAGCCGGTCTACCTCGTCGAAGGCGAGAAGGACGTCCTCACCCTCCGCGACGCCGGAGTGTGCGCGACAACCGCGCCGATGGGTGCCACCAACTTCGACAAGGTCGACGTAGGGCCGCTGCGGGGCGCGACCGTCATCGCGATCGTCGACAAGGACGCGGCCGGCGCCAAGTGGGCGCAGGAGGTCACACGGCGCCTCGACGGGTGGGCGGCGGCGCTCACACTCGTCCAGGCCGCCACGGGCAAGGACGCAACCGACCACATTGCCGCCGGGCGTCAGATCGCCGAGCTCGAGCCGTTCGCGGTGGGCAAGCCGAGCGCGAGTGTGATTGAGGAGCCGACGCCCAACTGCCCTGAGGAGCTGTTCTACGAGCGGGAGTCGCTGATTGCCATCCACGACTGGGCCAAGACGCGGCTGGTCGGCCCGTGGGCGGTCCTCGGAGCCGTGCTGGCCCAGGTGTGCACCCGCATTGGGCCGCACGTCATGCTGCCCGCCATTGTGGGGACCCGGGCGAGCCTGAATACCTGCTGGGCGCTGGTCGGCGCCTCCGGACAGGGTAAAGACGCTGCGATCGGAGTAGCCGGCGAGCTGATCGGGAAAGACTCCCGCATCTCCCGTCACGAGGCGGGCACCGGGCAGGGCATTGACGCCGGCTACGTCACCAACACCGGCCAAGGTGTCATTCAGACATGCGACAGCATTCTGTGGACCATCACTGAGATCGACACGTTGGCGGCGCATGGCAGGCAGAACGGGTCGACGATCATGCCGACGCTCCGGAAGCTCTTCACCGGCTCGCAACTCGGCGCGCACTACGCCGATGAGTCAAAGCGGCGCACTATCGCGGACCACTCATACCGGGCCGCTGTGATCGCCGGTGTCCAGCCGGCGCGCGCCGGCGTGCTCCTCGACGACGCGGACGGTGGAACGCCGCAACGGTGGGTGTGGCTGCCGACCGGTGACCCGATGGCGGCCGTGTACGACTATCCGACGGAGCCTCTCGACTGGCGGGTCGGTGACCGACTCTCACCAGTCGGATCAATCAAGGTCAACAAGCTGGCGGAGGAGCATCATCCCATCGGGCGTAAGGCCGATCTCGAAGTCAAGGTATGCGACACGGCTCGAATGGCGATCATCGCCGCGCGGATCGCGGTCATGTGTGGAGAGACGCCGGCAGGGGGGCTCGACGGCCACGCGCTGCTCACAAGGCTCAAGGTGGCAGCGCTGCTCGGATTCCTTGAGCGCCGCGACAGCGAGCTGCCAGAGGTGACCGAGGAGGACTGGGCGCTCGCGGGGACTGTCATGGCCAAGTCGACAGAGACCCGAACCGCGTGCGAAGCAGCACTGAAGGACGTTAGCCGCGCACAGGTCGCCGAGAGGGCTGAAGAGCGGGTCGACATGGCCGCGTACGAGGAGGACGTCAAGACCAAGCGCGTGGCCGACCGGATCGTCACATTCCTCCGGAAGAAGCACGACGAGGGTGCCGAGTGGGTCAAAGCGCCGGATGCGCGGCGTGCGCAGCGGGCCGCCCTGCGGGAGCAGTTTGATCCGGTATTGGCGTCGATGCTGGCGAGCGGCGGGGTTGTGGCGAACGAGGAAGTGAACTCTCGCGGTGACACGGTGCTGTATCTCAAGCTCGCAGGGAATCGAAGTTCCGGTGTACCGGTGTACCGGTGTACCGGTGTACCGGTGTACACCGATCGCGAAGTTGTACACCGAACGCCTGTGACAGAAAACACTATCTGACCTGCAAATATGCACCCCTATATATATAAAAGGCTTTTAGATGATCTTGTTCTTATGTGTGTGTATGCCCGATTAGTCGGTGTACCGGTGTACGGATTTTCGGAGTCCCACCAGAACCGGTACACCGGTACACCGGTACACCGAAAAAGAACACCATCGATCAATAGCAACACCAAGCACGGCCGCACATATTGACGTGTAACGACAAAGGAGACCACCAATGACCACACTCGACCCACGCGCCATCGCCGAACAGATCATCCGAGACCGCCTCAACCTGTTCGGCCCGATCGACACCTACGCGGTCGGATGCGACCACCTGGGCGATGACCTGAGCATCGGAGCCCGCTACGAGCTCATGCGCCAGATCGGCGAGCTCGTTCAGACCGCTGTCCTCACCGTCACGTGGCCGGACGACACCGACGAGACCGCACCGGAAACGGCCCCCAGCGCCACGCAGAGAGCCGAACAGGTCGAGGTGGCACATCCAGACCCGGATGACACTCAGGCGGTCACTGAGGCCGACTGGCGCAAACTCGTCTACGACGAGATCGGCATGCACTCAGATATCGACCTCGCCGCCGAACGCCACGCGCTCGCCGCCCGCATCGTCGACGCACTCAGCGACTGGCTCGTGCCGGAAGGCGCAGGAGCCGTTGAGGTCGAGCAGCTGCGTGCGGCGATGCGCCAACCGCTTACAGCCGGACTGCAGGCGGTCGACATCGGCCATCAACTGACTGACGAGGTCAAGCGGCTGTACGCGCAGGTCGACGCCTACGCCAGTGAGATCGCCGCCACGTTGCGCGACCGGGTCAACGCGGAAGCCGAGGCCGCCAAGCTGCGCTCTGAGCTCGACGCCATCCGCCGAGCCGACATCGAAGTCACCGACAACGACTACCTATGGCTCACCCACTCGGTCGCCGACGACAACCGCGACGACTGCAGGATCCGCCAGGTCGACGCAGGCGACACGTGGACCAGCCTGGTCGACGCCGTCGTCGCGCACCAGTGCGAGGCCGGAGCATGAGCCGGCGCAGCCGACGTCGCCGCTCCCGCAACGCGCGGTTGAGCGAGCGCGCCATGACCACCATCGAGCCGCGCGTCACCCGTGACGACGAGGCGACACCAGAGGAGACGTCGTGACCTGCGACCACTGCGGACGGCCCGTGCCGGACACGGCCTACATCTGCGCCACCTGCGTCACCGCCACCGCCAAGCGGCTCGTGGAAGCCTCACAGCTCGCCGGTGAGGTGTGGACCACCGTCAGCGGTCAGGACGTCGTCCGTGAGGTCGTGGGAGTCATCCCGCACCAGAGTGGGTCCGTCAACCTGGCGGCCGGTACACGGTGGGACGTGGCCGCTGGCGAACTCGCCACGACCGCACGTCACATCGGCGAGCAGCGCGGCACCCTTCCGCCGGCACTCGGCGACCTGCGTGGGCCGGGTCTCGCCGCACTGCTCGCATGGCTGGCCGGTCAGCTCGACTGGCTGCGCTACCGCCAGGAAGCGCGTGAGCTCATCGACGGCCTGGACGACGCGATCGTGTCCCTGCGCCGGGTCGTGGACCGGCCGACACAGCTCGCGTCACTGGGCGTCTGCGGTCACGACGGGTGTGAGCTGCAGGTGAGGCACCGTCCAGGCGTGACGATGGCGCACTGCGGCTGCGGCTGCGTGTGGGATGTGGCCGAGCGGCGGGCATGGCTGCTCGGGCTGGCCGAGGACCATCTGGTGACGGCGAGCTTCGCCTCGGCGGCACTCGGCGCGTGGGGTGTCAGCGTGCGGCCGGACGTGATCCGACAGTGGGCGCACCGTGGACGCCTGCTGCCGCACGGGGGCCTCTACCGGCTCGGTGACGTGCGGCAGCTGGCAGTGGAGGCGCAGCGCAATCGGCAGGTGACTGTCGCGGCTTGACAGTGATCCACTGGGTCTGTCACGCTTCGGTGTCAACGGACCCAGTGTGCCCACACTCGGGTCTGTTGTTGTCTTCGTGTGAGTGCGAGTGCGAGGGTCTGGGTAGGTGGCGAGACCGTCTCGGCTGGGGTGCATGCGTCAGCCGAGACGGTCCCAGGAGGCGGGCCGTGCGGGATCCAGCGAACGTCGGGCGTCGAGGTTCACGCTGGCGAGCGGCCAAGGCTGCGGCGCTCCGAATGTGGGGCACCGACTGCTGGCTGTGCGGACATCCGGGTGGATATGAGGGGGACCACGTCGTCAGGCTCGCTGACGGTGGCGACCCATACGACCCGAGCAACATCCGGCCGGCACACGGATCGAACTACCCGTGCCCGGTGTGCGTGACCGCCGCCGGCAAGGCGCGGTGCTGCAATCAGGAGCGCAACCGTCGTGCACCAGTGAGTGAGCGCACGCCATTGCGAGTGGACACCAGTACCCTCTGACTACTGCGTGTGATTTTTTCTGTGCGGTCCGGCCGTTCAC